AGTCCCTCGGGCGTCGCGGCGAGCTTGCTGTTCTTAATCAAGGACGCGTTGAGGGCTAGTCCCTTCGCAAACATATCAATCTTCTGAAACCCAGAATACTTCAACACGTTGTGAACCAGGCGGCCCGTACCGCCCATATCTGCCAGCTCCTCCGCGATGTGGTTGACCAGGCCGAAGTCCTTAGGGGTGAGACGCTCCTTGCCAGCGACCTTCTCCACGACTGCCTGAAGGGTCGGCACCAGCCCCTGGTGGTAAACCGTCATCACGGAGTCTCCGATCTGGGTTGCCGCCGAAGCGAAGTTCCCTAGCAACGCAGCATTCGTCACGTTCTTCGCAGCCGCGATGATCGGATTCGCTCCCTTGTTCCCCTGCTCAAACCGAGCTTTGAGAATGTCCCGCACCTCCATAGCCTGGCGGCCGTTGATCTTCCCTTCTCGGATCAGTCGCGCAGTCAAGTTCCCAATCGAGCTGTCCAGGTCGGTGAACTGCTTCCCGCCCTTGCTCTTGCTGGTGAGGTCGCGCCCAAAGAACCTCGCTGTCTCAATATCATTCGCAGCTGCGGACATATACCGTAGCAGCGACTGGGTAGGTTCCTCGTAAAAGGGTGCAAGATGCTCAGGCACCTCCTGAATCTTCCGCCCCTTCGCGTACCCCGGCAGGAAGCTCGATTGATCCGGCCCGAAGATATAGCGGTTGACAATCAGACTCTGCTCCAACTCCGTCAACCCCCGACCTTCCTTCCGGATCATCTTGGCTTCCGCTTCCACCAGAACCTTGTCGAGACCGAGCGCAGCTTCCTGGCCCATCGCGGCTTTCAGCCCCTCGAAGTCCTTGACCAGCCGTGGGAAGTAATTCGTCACGCCCTCACTGAACCGGCCAAGGCCTTGCAGCTGGGTCTCCAAGCCGCCGAGGACTTTCTGGACTGCGGAGAAGGTCGCGGCCACTCCAGGCACCTGCTGCAACGCTGCCATGTCTCCGTTCAGCAATGCCCGCGATACCAGTGCGGATTGCTCTGGCGTCAGCTTCTTCATTGCTTGGAGAAACGGCAGCGTCTTATCATTCATCGCGTCCAGCGCCTTGAGCACACTCACTTCATGGTTACGCAAAGCGAGCTTCAACTCCGGTGCAATGTTGCCGAGGCGAGTCGAGATAAGACCCAGCGCTGCATCGGGGGACTTGATCGCCGCCTTAAGCGCACCGCGCCCGGCGCCTGTGGCTAGGACTCCCCCGGCCAGTGCTCCGTAGAGGGAATCGCGAAGCTTGTGCTCTGGGTCCAGGACGTTGCCGATTAACGCTCCGGCGGCCACGCCACCACCAGCCCCGATGAGCAAATCGTTGTCCATTTTCCCAGCCTGGAGATCCTTGTAGCTACGCAGCGATCCCTGGAGATCTTCTTTCGCGCGAAACACTCGGCTACGGACTGTGTTCTCTGGAATCCCCAGAGCTTCCGCGGCCTCGGCATAACTCATCCCATCCAGCTCAATCGCACTAAAGGCCGCCTTGCGTTCTTCGGACAACTTGTTCAACGCCCCCTGCATCGCCTGGCCCATCTGGTTCGTTGTCGCTTCATCGTAGGCGGAACGATACTTCTCCGGCGAGGTCGCCATCATGTGACCTTCGGGGGCAGCGGACGCTCCGGTCTCAGGATCCACCTCGAGTGAGCTGGTCTGTGGCCGGGACTTCTCCGCCCTCCAAGCAGTCAGCACTTCATTCTTCGCAATGGCGTGGAGGAAGGTGGAGACCTTCGCCTCCCCGGTGAATGCGCGGGGGTCACCTTCAGGGAGCTTGAGCGTACGGAAAGCTTTCTCATACACTCGCTGGGCAATGTCCTCTGCGGGCAGGTCCTTTCCCATATGGGAGATCGACCGCTCGAGTTGCTTGTGGGTGGTTTCGTAGATATGGGCGGCGGCCCGCTCCCCTTCCCGGCCACCTTGCCGCAGTGTCTCGAGAATCTTCGGCTCCGGCACTCCCTCAAACCGGCCCTTCATCCCCAGCGGCCCGGCCATCCCCATCGCAGCTAGCGTAAACTTATCATCCTTTGGCGCGTCAGACATGAGGTAAGCAGCTGCGGCGGCCCCTCCGGCGACTTTGATCAAGAGCTTATCGTCGATCTTGCCAGCTTGCCGTGTAAGCTGATCCATCAAATTACCATAGGCCGGCGCTCGTTGCACCATGTACTTAGCATCTTCGGTGGAAAGCTCATGCCCAGTTCGAGCTAGCTCGTGTTCTTTCGCGCGCTTGATCAACTCTGCTTGATCATAGAATTGTCCCTTGTGTTCGACAAGTCCCGTATGCTCCAGATCCTCCACTTTCCCCCACTTGCCTGACTTCACAAAGTCCTGAACATACGGTTGAACGTAGTCAGCTGGAGCGCCATTGCCGGGGCCTTTGATCTGGGCGATGTTTTCGGTCTTAGAATAAGGATTCCAGCCGGGCCCCTTTTCCATTACAGCAGGGGTTGACTGCAACTCCACCGTCGCGTAGCTCCGTCCGTGCTGGTCCCTCAGCGAGACAATCCGGGAGTCTCCACTCAGCACGTTCTCTACATAGCCGCCGACACAGTGACCAAGGGAGTTCCCTTCCTGGGCGAGCTGCCCCGCGAGGTGGGCTTGTTCCAGCGTCTCCCCACTCGCAACCCGCTTGCTGAAGTTGTCGATGATCGGTTTACCCTTAGCGTCCAGCGCAATATAATGCCTGGGCACGTGCTCGTCCCCGCGCAGCGTTTGCTTGTCGCGCAGGTCCCACTCTTCAATGGTCTCGGGGCGAATTCGCTTCGCCTGGTCAGGGGTCAGTGAATCCTGTAGCTTGATCTCCCGCCAGCTGTACTGCACCTCCCCAGCGGGCAGTTCCACACTAGCCAGCTGCTGCAACGAACCGTCTTTGTTGAACGAGAACTTCCTCGGTCCACTCGACTCCGCCGGGTACTCCTTCCACAACGGGAGTGCCTGAGTATCCGCGATCTTAGTCGGATTGGGCTGAGTCACATCCCGCAGCGCCATCTCCGCAATCCGCTTGTCGTTGGCGACAGTTTCGCGTATGGCGCGGGGAAGGTCCATTTGCTGGAGCTTCTCAGGGGTGAGGTTGAGGGAGTCGATGTAGTCCCCCACGTGTTCCAGGTACCCACGCATAGCTGTCTTAGCCGCCGTGGGGTGCATTGGCAGCTTTGTGCCTTCGCCAAAAGTCAAAGCATTCCTATACTGCCAAATGTTCTCAGCATCCGGAACATTCTCAAGTGTGGCAAGATCTTGGATCGAATCCTCCGCAGCTACGCGAGAAGCGCGATCTTCCAGCAATTCTTTGGTTCTTTTCGCACTCACCGGGCGTAACATGGAATCAGTGATGTCCTCCCACTTCGTCCCATCAGGCAAGCGCAGGTCCTTGATAGGATCAGTCGCGGTTCCTGCGTGGCGGTTCAGGTAGTTCGTAACTGCCTTCTCCGCCCAGCCTTGCTTCATTTCCAACTTGACGTACGCTGCGTGCTCGCCGGGTTCTAGGAGATCCGGAGATATGCTACGATAAAAGGGTCTGGCCGTTTCGAGAATGCTTGCGTTGTAAGGAAAGATATCTCTGGCCATTCTCCGCACAGTCTCCGGATGCCACATCCCTCCCTTCCCCTTGATCACCCCGGCAGCGCCCGCCCCCACGACAGCTGCCGTTGCACGCAGATCACTGAAAGGGTCTGGCGCAGGTATTGATAATCCGCCCGAATTATCGCCCGATAATCCCCCCGAATTATTCCACCAGTCAACCAGGTGTGGTGCCGCCAGAGCACTGATGCCAAGGGCGCCCAGGACTCCGAGCAGGGCCGGATCAGCCTTGCCACGCTGGAACCAGGTCTTCCCGTCGAAGCCCTTGATCTCTCCACGAGTCACGTCGACGCCGAGGGTGCGGACGGCCTTGGCTTGCTCCGCCGTGATCAGCTTTCCTTCGCGGAGATTAGTCAGGGCTTCATTAACCAGCGGAGTGATCTGGCTCGGTTCTACTCCCGCTTCCCGCACGGCCTTCGCTTCTGTCGAGTCGAGAAGCAACCCATTCGCTTTCTTCTCCATAGCGGAAGCTAGGGGATTCACACGAGGCGGCTCCACAGCCGCCGACACGGGCACCTCGCCGGAGTCCAACGCCAGCTTCGCGCTTGGTTCCACAGTCACTACCGACTTGGGTTTCAGTGCCCGGTCGAAGATGTTCTGGACTAGAGCCGCTTCCGCTTCCGGGCCGGCTTTCTTAGCCAGGCCGAAGATCTGTTTCAGCTTCGTAGCATCCACTACTAGAGAATCAACGGCCGCCCTCTGAGCTTTTAACTCCGCCTTTGTGGGGGGAGCCCCTTCTACCTCAACCTTTGGCGGTTCCAGCAACGTCGCGTGGACTGGCGTTAGGGCAGGAGCAGTCTTCATAAGTTCAGCCACGGTGGGGCCAAAGCCGCCCATTCCTTTAGCTTCCCCCACGCCAGAAAATTGAGTCAGCCGCGTGTTGATTGTCTTGACTAACTGAGGCTTGAATCCAATAGCTCCAGCTAGCCCCATGAATTCATCTGTCAACGCAGCGAAGTGTTCCGCAGGAATCCCAGTTTTTGCAGCAGCGCCTTCAACTCCAGAGTTTACAGTCTCTGCAACTGCCCCCATTACCCAAGCGACCGGATTCTCTTTATACGCCTGCTCTGCTTCCCCTCCTAGCTTTGCCGCGATGGTTCCCCAGGGCGCAAACACAGACGCCGGCAGTACATCTTCTTTAAATGCAGCAGCCTCCTTCGCCGCTTGCTGGGGCTGGACTCCCTGCGAACGCTTATACGCGTAAGCTCCGGTGTAAGGAATAATTCCAACCAGACTTTTCCCTGTGCTAGTCAACATGTCGGATAACTGCGGCAGCGTTCCTGCTACTGCGTTGGTAACGCTCTCCAGCGGGGAAGGCCGAGGCGTGGGAGTTTGCTCAGGAATCTTGTCCAACCCGGCTTTACGCGCACGGGCTTCGACCCCATATACTTCGTCGAAGGTCGGCGGCTTCATCTTATGGCCGCGCTCGTAGATAGAGCTGTTGCTTTCAGTCAACCTCGGAGAGGTGAAGTCTGTGTACAGGCCCTTTACCCTCTCCAGAAAAGTCGGGGGAGGCTTAAACCCAGTCGCTTCTTCTTCGGTGATAAAGTTTCCCTTAAACACTCCCGGCTTAGTCTCCGCCGAGCCTGTGTTAATGCCAAGAGCTTCTTCTTCCGTGATGAATCCCATATCAATCCTCCAGATCGTCAGCCGTGACTTCGTCCGCGTCAGCGGGATCGTTGCCAGTGATTAAGGAACGGGTAAGGGCGCTCGGCCCCTTGGCGGTGTCGAGAACATTCAGCCCCATCTTGCCCGTGGCGGGATTCATCTCCCAACGAGCTACGCGGCCATCCGTAAGCATATACATCTTGTTGACTTCCCGGGCATTCGGATCAAGGATCAGTGGAGGGAATTCTTTCCGCAAGGCCGCCTGGGTTGCTTGGCGCTTGGCGTCTGCCGCAGCAGTCTTAACGTCCTTGGCTTCCGGAGACTTCTCTCCGCCATTCTTGATAACGTCGGCTTTGACTTGGTTGGTCAGTTCCATCCGGGCTTTCGAAGCACCGGCGGAGGCGCTACTGGCAGCAGCCGCAGCCTTGGCCCTCAACCGAGTCTGCACGCTATCCGCTTGCTTCCGGGCCAGATCAGCCGCCTTGATCGAGTCCTGCCCCGCACTAGTTATCATGTCCAGGACAGGTTTATCCGTAGCATAGTTCCCGGACAATCCTGGCGGGAGCAACTTCCGCGTCTCCGGGTTCAGCATGGCGTAGGCATAATTCTGGGGGCTTTGCGCGGCGGCTGCAGAGACATTCGACACTCGTTGCAGATGTTCAAGCTGGCGCTTTTCCTCGATCTGCCGAGCTTGCTGACTCCGATAATCCGTTATCGCTTCGTGTTCGTAGATCATGGCAATCTCTTCCCGGACCTTGGCCAGGGCGAGGGGAGGCAACCCCTTCTTATCCGCGAAGTTAGCAAAGGCTTCAAGTTGACTGGCCTGACTCTTCGGTTTGCCGGTGCCTGGTTCCAGGTCCTCGACCGTCGCTTCCTTCCCGTTGGCCCTAGCCCCCTCGATAAACTCCTTCTGCAGCTTCAACATCTCCTGGTTCGCTGCCGCAGCTGCTTCCTTATCCGAAGCCTCCGCACCGTACAGCCTAGCTTGTGCTTGCTTGAGTTCCAGCTCCGCTGGTTGCTGGGCAATATCCCCCATTGTCTTGATATTCGCAAGACCCGACGTGATAGCTTGACGGTTATTCTCCTGGGACGCTATGATCCCAACGGGAGCGCCGAATAGATCAGCCACCTTTAGGTCCTCCCATGCCGTTCTGGATCAGCCAGGTTTGCAGCCAAGGCGGCATTCCAGTGTTTCCTCCGTTGACGCCGAAGCCGATGGAGCCAAGGGACTTGGACGCAAGATCGTTGGCCGAAGCAACTCCCTGCACAGCAGTTTGGTATCCCGCCGCCGGACTAAACCCTACGCCAGCGGGAGCTCCCAGGACCTGTATCCGGTCATTTTGATACTTCAATGCCGCTTGCGCTGCCGCTGTAGCTGCCATACCGCCAGGTTGCTGGCTCGAAGCCCTGGCTGCAGAACGCTGCGCCGCCTTAAACCCGGCATCGTTGGTGAAGTCACCCGCGAGGATAGCCTTGAGTTGTTCCCCCGCAACTGCATTGCCGCCACTGGAAGTCCAAGGAGCCGAACCTCCGATTGCTTGCTGGGACAGTTGCCGCTGCGCGTCTGCTTGGCGCATACCGTAGATCCCCGAGCCGATGCTCATGAGAGTATCCGTCCAGTTTCGCTCCGTCCCGCCCGGCGCACGTCCGGCAGAAGCCGACGGACCTGGACCATTTGCCAGCCCTGCCGCCCCGCTAGCAAACCCGGCCTCAGCTGGAGACCCGCTGCCGAAGGGACCGTAACCTGCCGCGCTAGCATTCGCCCGCCCGACTTCCCCGCCGACCACTCCACCCAGGGCCTCGCTGCCAAGCTGCGCTCCGGCTTGGCCAGCAACAGCGCCCCCGAGCATCCCGCCGAGGTATCCCGCGCCTTGTGTCGCAGCGTAGCCAGCCGGGCTAGGACTCGTCGCGGCGTTGTAGCCCATGTTGGCTGCCCAGCCGCCAGGGGCCATGCCGATCAATCCCTGCGCTAAGGCCTTCGCGGGGTCAGGAGAATTAAACGCTCCGTAGATTCCATTAGCAATGCTCGTCACCGGGTTGAACTTCGACAGGAAGCTCATCACCTTCTGCGCCTTGCTGCCGAAGAACCCCGGTTCCTGCTGGTAGCCGAAACCGTTGCTAGGCTGAGCCGCCGACAAGCCATACCCCGCCGCAGCGTTGGAAGGCGACACTTGCATCCCCTCCGAGTATCCCGTGGGCTGCAAGCCATAGTTCGATTGCCCCAGCTGGCTCATATCGAAGAGGGAGTTAAAGCTGTAATCCGCCGGACTGTTCACACTGGTGAAGCCGCCGAGGGAAGTCCCCAGGCCTCCACCAATATCATAGCCGTCAGGACCTACAGTAAACCCCTGATCCGTACCGCTGCCGAAGGTGTAACCGGGGCTTGTATCCCATCCAGCAGTCAACCCAGGCGTAGTTCCCATTCCGTCAAAGCCGTAGTTAAACCCACCACCTGAACCAGTACTTTCACCAAAGCTCGATCCTCCAACACCTTCGCTAGCGCCCCCAAAACTATCTGATCCAAAGCTCATGTCATACTCCTTAAGCTATATCCGTAATAATCCCATCCTTAATCGTTACGGTTTTACCCACTAACGACGCAGTTGTGATGGTGCCTGTGTAACCTGTACTCCCATCGCTGGAGATAAATCCAGCCGCCGTGGTAGCTTTAACAGTCGTACCTGCGATGGTATTCGGCGTGACGCTTCCGATAGTTCCCGGCGCCGTCCAGGGAATCGTGGATAACTTGCCATCGAAAGTAGTCCAGTCAGCGGCGGATAAGTACCCGGCCTGAGTTCCATTAGCCACCCGGGTTGCAATCACTGCCTGGCTAGACGTAAGATGGTAATGATTGTTCGCTCCGCCGCCGAGGAGTCCTGACAAACTCTCATGATTCCCTGTAGCGGTGGCAGTGAAATTCTTACTCAAATCAATAAACCAGCGAAGCCAGATCGGGTTAAAGATAGACCTGCCCGTGATCTCATCTACGACCACGGGAAGGGCGTATGTTGGCGGCGGCTGGAAGGTAGATGCCATCAGAGCGTTCCGAGGTCGAGCTGAAGTTCCACGCCCTGGAGGCGCATTCGGGTGTCGGACTGGTGACGGATGTGGGTAGTACGCTTGACGAAGGTGCCGCAGTTAGGCAGTACGGGCTTACGGACGCTCATATCGACCTGGCGGTAGTTGCTCCACTTACCGGGCTGGAAGTCGTAGTCGTTCGTACGGACCTGGAGGATTGATCCATCAGTCTGATCCCCGACGAACTCCATCATAGTCATCTGCTTCCGGCGGCGGGTTCCTCCGTCGAAGTTGGGAGTGTACAGGTCCACCGTGATGGTTTCTCCGTCATCACTCTTATACTCCGAGTCCATCAGGTACAGCTTCCCATTCGTCTCGTGCTGGAGGATACGACCAGTATTCGGCAGGAACGTGCTGGCGACGATCTTGAAGTAATTACCGGCCGGGTCGGTCCATTGGCTCCACATCTTATCCGTCATATCATAGACAAGGGTGAGATTGTTGACTGGAAGGGTAAGGACGTAGAAACGATGCCCCTCGTACTTGATGCCGAAGGAAATAACACTGGTAAAGTCGGCCTCACCCAGCAACCGTTCGATGGGCTTAGTAGAGACAACGCTTGCCTTGAGATTGTCCAGCGCAATTATCTGGCTGGTCGAGGACCTATTAGTCGCGAGCCACAGGATCGTGCCATCAATCTCCTGCACCGAGTCCCCGTTCACACAGCCGTAGTTTACCTTTGCCCCCTGCACCGGCCCGAGCGGAGACGCCCCGACGGGGTTCTGCGCGTCGTAGAAGATCTCCGTTGACCACTCCTTCAGGGCCAGCACGTACACGAGCTGCTTCGCCAAGAACACTCCGCGGTCGGGTTCAATCTGTGCACCGATGTTGTTGGTTAGATCAGTCCACAGGTCCGGGCGGTTCATGCCGGGGACTGTGTCGCTGCCGTAGATGTACGCCTTCTGGTCCATCACGTAGGTCGTACCGTCGAGATACGCCCAACCTTTGACGCAGGGGATGGGGAAGCTGCTTGTCGTAGTGGCTGTGCCGTCGCCGGCGCCTACGCCTGTAGCTGTAAACACGATGCCGATAGTGTTAGCACTTGCTCCGATAAGCGTGAAGTCCGTAGTGCCAACTGTCAAAATCGTGTACTCGATAGCGACTACAAAATCCCCGGCGGTGATGACCGCGGTTGCTTCAATAGGAGTAAGGGTGGTCCCATCCCAGTTATAGGAAGTAACACCGTTCCCGAGCTGTAACCGGGGCGTGTCGCCGAGGGAGGATGCGAAGCGATAAACCCCTCCGGCGGCCCCCACCGTTCCGATGCTGACGCCGTTCTTATAAAGCGTCGTTCCAAAGATTGCATAGATGTCTCCGAGCCAGTTGTATACACCAAGGCCAGCTCCGGTGAAGGTACTGCCGTACTGAAGCAACCCCGGGCGCTTGAACACCCAGTACTCGCCTTCCTGCTTCCCCTTCTCCACGTAGGCATTGACGAGCTTAGCGTCCTTGTCAGTACTCTCATCCCGGTTCTCGGGTTGAGGGACCAGCGGCAACCGCTTGGGCAGGGCGACCGTCTCAGCCTGGCTCATCTAAAACTCCCCTGGGCGAAACCGCCACGAGAATCTGGAGTAAACCGAGTTGGCGTGTCTTCCACGTCCCAGTCTTCCAGCATGGTACGGTAGGCCTGAGCGCGAGACTGGCAACGATCCATAATGGCCTGGGGCTGGCCAGTGGAGATTTCGTCCGCAAGTCCCCAACGCAGAGCAATCCGCCACTCCGGCGGGAAGTTCATCGTGTCTGTAAGGTTGATGAGGTTGGAGACTTGGCGCTGGAGGACCAAGTGCGCTGTGCCGGTGGCGGCCACGGCGTCCGGGATCAGCCAGAAGAAGACGCTGAGCGCCAGCTGCTGCTTGTCGACGAAGTAGGAGTTTAGCTGACCCACCTGGGTGATCTGGCTCAAGCGCGTGTAGTCGTTCCAGGACAGGGGGATCAGTGGCCGCCGAATCGCGTTAGCATCCCTGTAGTACGCTTCAATGACCCTCAAGGGCTTATCCATCGCCACCGTCCCGGCAGGGCCAAAGGTGTAAGTCCCTTGCCCCGCCACAAGCGTAACGGCCAGGTCCTCCATCAACCAAAGCTTCAACCCCTGCGTCTGCCAGAGGTTGATGATATCTCCCAACTTCCGCATCCCCGTAACAACTTGCTCCGCGGAAGGCGACTGCCCTTCCTGCAGCAACCCCGCGTCAAAGTACGCGTCGGAGATTATTGCGATGGGAGTATTGTTGTTAGGGGTTGTCATGCCAGGACCTATTTGGTATAAAGTTTAATCATCTTGATGGTCAGCGTGAAGGACTGAATCGTCGCCACCCAGTTGTGAGTGTTGATATTCAGCGATCCGTCGAAACCGGCTGCGGTTGTGTCCGGGATCAACCCGCCTTCTTCCTCCCAGCACTGCTCGTTGGAGCTGGAGAATACTCCGACCAACTGCGGCGTGGTGGCGTTCCACCAGACGGACGCCGAGCCATCGCCGGAAACCGAGAACTCAATCTCGTCAATACGAAAGCCGTCGAAGGACTTGTACAGAGGATCATTCTGAGTAAACAGGGCCTTGGTTACCAGGGAAGTCCCGGTCAAGTTGCCTGTGTCCAAGATCCCAGATACTCGTACCACGGCGTTTCGGTAGCCGTCAGCGACTACCTTTACATCTGTGATGTTAGCCATGATTAGTCCTTAGGTTAATAAACGCGAGACTGAGAAGCTAGCAGGAAGTCCACAATCATGTCCGCTGTGGTAGGGGCAGTGGCGGCAGCCTTGCAACCGAAACCAGCTCCGAGAGCGGTAGCTTGAGGGAATGTCGCGGCGACGAGGCCGGTGGAAGCACCTACGTCAACAGTACACACGCAAGCTTCGTTGACGTACACATACACTGTGCCTTTGCCGTCGTAATAGAAACCTAGCTCAAGCGTGGTTGCGTTAGCCAGGGTGGCTACGGTGGTGGAACCGGTGGAGTAAGCGGATGCGGCCAGGGACGCGCTGCCCTTGCGGACAACGAAAGTGACGGAAGTGGAACCAGCGGCCTTGTTAAAGTACAAACCATCCGTCGGAGTCAGCGCAGCGTTGGCTGCGGTGAGACCAGTCTGCAACTGGTCATTGATCGCCGTGGTGGCTTTGAAAGCGCTGTAAAACCACAGCTGGCCGGTTGGGGGGTAGGTGCTGGAGACTGCGTTGACCGGAAGGTTGAAGTCCAGCGGATTCGCAATAATCGCTCCGATATCATTAGTGACGGAAGATGCTCCGCCGACCGTGGAGATCAAACCGCCGGCCCCTGCAACCAGCCCAATTGTCTGGTGGCTGGTGGTATTAGTAACCGTCCAGTCAGCTGCGGCGTAGTGACCGAAATCTACGAAGTCAGTGTAAACCGCCGTAGGGTCGGGATAGGGATACATCCCCAGATTGCTGCCAACGACAGCGGTGGAAAGGCCATTTGGAAACCGAGTTGGTGCGCCCATGAAAAACTCCTAGTTACGTTCTTGCGAACGGTATTGCTACCGTAACTGGCGGGATGCGCCGCCACGCTCAGGGTAAGGCCCTAACCAATAACCCCTCGAACTATGCGAACATAATCCAAGGGTGTTATCAATTAAGGTCCGTTGGAACCGAAGATCCCGCGTGGGTCAGTACAGCCCACACTGAGGCGCATGTACGAAGCTGCTTTCGCATTTTTCGTGTCAAAGTCGTTGTCCTGGTCGAACATCGGCTCATCGCGCCAGAAGAACGTCATACCGTTCGGAGCGTTGGTGCGGACGAACCAAGCGTGCGGGGAGGTGAAATAATGATTCATCTTGATGCCTTTGGGGAAGGCGTTGGTAGCCTTCAGCACGTTGATGTCATTATTCGCTCCGCCGGGCTGGAGGACCGACTGCAGAATCCGGTTGGCGTTGTACCACTCTTGACGAGAGATATGCAGCGATTCCGGCATGATGTTGATCAGCAAGCCGGTGTCATTCTGCGCGCCCATGATCTGGATGGTCAGGTCCTCAAGGGACGCTTCGGACAGATCCGCCGCCGGGCTCAGCGCGTTGCTGAATGTACCGCCAGTCGCATTCAAGTGACTGGTAGACACCAAGCTCGCACCGTCGCCGGTGGTGAAGTAAGTCGTTGCAAACGCGTTGTTGTACGGGAATGCTGCGATATTTTCCACCGTCTGCTGCATGGAGAAAGCGTTCGCTTCGGCGCGCCGAGTAGCCACTTCCTTGTACAGATTATCCCGCATTTCCTCGTAGGTCACAATGAACCCCAGGGCATACGCGATGTGAGTGTAGGTGTTTACCACACCTTGCAATTCACCTTCGTACGTAACTGGAGCACCTTGACCCTTGACGGGTGCGAGGCCGAAGGGAGTGACTTGCACTGCCTGTTCGTACGCTTTGTCTGACGATTTGATGTCGTACAGATCCGTGTACTCTTTTGCGTGCTGGTCGTAGACCTGGCCCCATGTTGCAAAAATCCCAGGCCAGAGTAGCTTGGGATGGGAGCCTGTGCTGATTACACCGCCTGCCATGATAGTTCTCCTTTAGACGCCAGCAGCGCCGGTACCAGTACCGAGCTCATGGACATTGATTTTGACGAGGTGCTTGGCGTAGGCGCCAAACGCGTTTTGCTGGCGACGGACCAGACCCATCAGCTTGAGCTGGAGGGTAGCAGTAGTGGCTGGGGTAGCGTCAGTGGCGGAAGCAACTTCCCAGCCAGACACGAAACCACTACCAGTGCCGATGACCGAGATCGTGTTGAGACCGATTTCAGTGGCGGCTAGGGCAGTGCCGTTAGCGTGCTCCTGGACCTCGAACAACACATCTGGATCATCCACGACCATTGCGTACCAGTCGGTAGACTGAGCCGCTGCAGGACGGTAAGTGATGTCGAGGTTCTTCGGGTTGGCGATCAAGCCTTCCGCTGAACCCAGGCCCACGATCACGCCGCGAAGAGCGCCAGTGGCGGCCCCGAGGATAATCCCAGGGACACCATTGGCGTCAGAAGTCCCGCTGGACTTGACAGGATCGCCAATGTAAAGTGCGGTAGCGTAAGCCGCCGCGATAGAGTAGATCCGAGCTTGGCCGTTCCAGGGAGAACCGTTGAGGTACTGTACTGGACTGAAACCACTCGGACGATTTGCGTTCGCCATGATAAAAGTCTCCGTTGATTAAGCGATTGCTCGCTTGGGTTTAAAGAAATCTGGAATGGCCGTCCGAGCATTGTCAACATACCGGTGCTGGGTATCACCAGGGCGGTCATTTTCCGCTCCGATCATTCCTCCTAGCAGTGACCGACGAACCTTGTCATTCCTAGCCTCGACCTGCTTCTGGTCCTCTTCCCACCATTCTTGCTTGATCTTCATGAGAATCAACCTAGTTGGCTGGCCGTCTTTACCTACCTCTTGTCCGGAGACAACACTTACTCGGGAGCCCAGATCAGTGTTCCCGCTGATGGCCGAATCGCCACCAAGGGAAACATTATTGATCTTGATCTCACGTTCATCTACAAATTCGTACCCACCATCCAGAGCGCGCTGGAGACGCTCACCCGTGCTGAGGAACCAGTGGAGGTGATAGCCGGGGATCTCAGCGGTTTCAAGCCGCTGGACCGGCACGCTCATTGGAATCCGCTTGCGCTCCCGCGAGGCCGTCGAAGGGGATGCTGGGTTCAGTTTCTCAATCGCCATGATTATGCTCCGAAGTAGATCTCGGCGTAACGATTACGCCAGTCGTTGATTGTTTTGTATTTCTTGTCCGCTCCGACGAAACGCTTGGCATCTGCGTCGCAGGCGGCACGGGCGTCAGAGGGCAAGGCGGCGTAGCTCTTACCGCGTCCGCCGGAGGCGTTTCCGCCGTCGCTGCCCCGAGCTCCCTCAACCTTGTCGCCGCGGGGTTGCTGGACTCCAAGCTCCTTGTCCACCTCGGCAAGGACTTTGTCGTAGAAGGTGCGTCCACTGGAAGTTTCTCCTTGTTCACGCAGTTCCTGGGCGACGGCGAGGGCCAGAGCGGTTTTCCGCTTGTTAGTTCCGAACCAAGGATTCTCCGCGTTCCACTCGACCAAGTCGGCGGGAGGAGTGAACTGAGGTTCCGGGGCGGG